GAATAAGAAAAAGATGCCAATGAAAATGCAGGCCGAACCAGCCGCCCAAGTAGCGGCGATCCCATCCATGACCCAGTCAAACGCAAACCGTCTTGCACTAATCACAGCTTTGTAACGCTTCTCGCGCTACGCCCGCCGAGGTCGGACACCTCACCCACTGGGGGCCGATTGGCTCCCTTTTTTTGAAAGATCAACATGATCAATATCCAAGCCCTCCGCGAGAAGATTGCAAACCTCGCTACGCAAGCCAACCATCTGCTCGCTGAGAAAGGCGACCAAGTATGGACCAAGGAAGACCAGGCTAAATTCGACAACCTGACCGCCGATATCGAAGGCGCGAAGGGACAAATCGCCAATGCTGAAAAGATGCGCGCGCTCGAAGCCGATCAGTTCTTCAATGCGGCCGGCACGAATCCGAAAGGCGAAGACACCACCATCGACGCCATGGCCGCAATGGCGATCTATCTGCGCATGGGCAACAACGTCACCGCCGAGCAAGCGCTGGCGATTCGCAATGCCATGTCGACCACCACCACGACAGAAGGCGGCTTTACCGTCCCTTCGGAAATCGCCGCAATGGTGATCGACAAGCTGAAGTCCTACGGCGGCATGCGCGAAGTGGCAACCGTGCTTACCACCACTGGCGGCAACGCCATGAACTGGCCGACTTCGGATGGCACCGCAGATGTTGGCGCCATCGTTGGCCAGAATGCCGCCGCTCCGCTTGGCGAAATCGCCTTCGGAACCGTGGGCCTGAACCCGTTCTACTACACTTCGAACAAGATCGCGCTGCCGCTGGAACTGGTGCAAGACAGCGCAATCGACATCGTCGCGTATGTGGTCGACCGCCTGGCAACCCGCATCGCGCGTATCCAGAATACGCACTTCACGACCGGCGCCGGTACGACCTTGCCCGATGGTGTGATTGCCCGCTCGGCTACCGGCAAGACCGGCACCACCGGTCAAACCCTGACCGTCATCTACGACGATCTGGTTGACCTGAAGCACTCGGTCAACAGCGCCTATCGTGGCAATGCAAAGTTCATGATGAACGATCTGAGCGTCGCCGTGGTTTCGAAAATCAAGGACACCACCGGCCGGCCGATCTGGCAACCGGCCATTGTCGCGGGCGCGCCCGACACACTGCTCGGTCATGCCATCGCCATCAATGACGATGTGGCTGTGATGGCGGCTAATGCCAAGTCCATCGCGTTCGGTGACTTCTCCAAGTACACCATCCGCGACGTGGCCGGCACTACCGTGATGCGCCGTTTCGATGACTCGAATTTTGCCCTGTCGAACCAGGTCGGTTTCTGCGGCTGGACTCGATCCGGCGGCAACCTGCTGGACACCGCTGCCGTGCGCTTGTACGTCAACTCGGCAACCTAAAGCCATCGGCGGCGGGCTTCGGCTCGCCGCCAATCTCGAAAGCAAATCATGGCAAAGACCCCAAAAGCAGCAGAAGGCACCGTCAAAGTGCGCGTCTTGCTGGATTGCGCGCACGGCAAATGCAATGACGTCGTCGAGCTGGATGCCGCCCTGGCCGCATCGCTCGTGGGCCAAGTCGACACCGACCCAGCAGCAGTCGAGTACGCCGAATCCCTGAAATGACAAATTGTCTCTTCTTCGCCGTCGCGCTTTTCTGGCGCAGGCGGGCGAAGGGGGCGCGTTGTTATATCAGCATCAGAAAGTCCGAATCGGGGCCGTTCCCGCACTTCCTGGTATTCGAACAGCGGCGCGGCGAGTACCGCGTCATCAGCTACAAACCGATCAATCCCCGCCACAAGAACTGTCCGCCGCCCTTATTCGAGGGCCGCGCAGCTTGGGGCGATGCATCACAAGACAACTCAACGAAGAGGTAAATCATGGCAACTGGTACCGTAAAGTGGTTCGCGCAAGCGATCTTGGACCTGGGCAATAAGATCCACGATATGGACGGCGACACGCTGAAGATGGCGATCGTCACGTCGACGACCGTGCCATTGCTGAGCACAGCGGCGCCGCACTACGGCGGCACAGGCACGACCAATTTCGCCACGAATGCCGTGGCCACCGCCACCGCCTGGACCGGGCCCGTCACGCTCGCTTCCAAGACCTGGTCGCTGGTGTCGAACGTGCCGACCTTCCGCGCCGACATCGTGACCGTGGCGCAGGATGCATCAGGCTTCACCAACGGCGCCTACGGCATCATCTACAACGACACCGACGCGAACAAGCGCGCGCTTGGCTTCGTCGAGATCTCGTCGGCCGGCACCGCCTCGATCGCTTCCGGATCGCTGTCCATCGACTGGTCCGGCGCAACCAACGACATTCTGACGATCACCCAGGCGTAAGCAATGGTCACGGCGACGGACTTCTCCTGCTCGGTCGCTAGTGGCGTAACCATGCGCGCTGGGCGCGCTGCTGATGATGGGTTGCCTGCATGGCTTTCCGGAGTGCCGCTGAACGAGTGGATTGAAATCTCCGGGACTAGCGGCGCGGACGGAAACAAGATTGACGCCTGGTGCGGTTTCGCCGTAGTCCAGGAAACCGGGGAATTGCTGATCACCTTGGCTGGTGGACACGGAGATGACTACCGCACGCAGGTCTCGTCTATCGACCTTTTCGACGACGTGCCTGCGTGGAACAGTCCACGTCGCCGCGACTCGATTCCACCTGAGTTGGCAAATTCCGGACAGCCGTATTGCCTGGATGGGGTGACGCCTAGCTCCCGACATACGAGGTACTCGACGCTTTACTGCCCGCAGAACAATCGAATCATGCTCATGGGCTCGCCGTCGATATATGGGCCGGGCGTCTCGGCAGTCGAATCGAACGGATTTAACTTGGCTACAGATCAATGGGACGCTCCCGGGACCTGGCCGAGTATGGCTAACAACTCGAATCAAGGAACTTGCATCGACGATGTCGGGAATATCTGGTGCCGTGGTCAAAAGTGGATCCGGTCGAGCAATACGCTGACGACCATCCCAGGAACTGCGACGTATCGGATCGTCGACTTCGACACCAACCGCCGGCAAATTTTTGCATTGACAAGGGGTGACGGACAGACTGCTGACACTGGGCAACCGCTGATTATCAGGACGATAAGCGAAGACCTAAGCTTGTCGCGAGACATTACCATCAACTCCAGCGCCGCATTCACGTCGTTTAGCGCCCTGGGCCTTGAATACTCAGCGATGCTTTACGACCAACCGCGCGACCGATTTCTGTATTACTACGGAATCGGAGCGGGCCAGGGCGTTGTTTTCGTCATCACCCCGAACGCAGGGACCGCGTGGGATATGTCCATTCTCGCGCAAGGTCCAGGCAGTTTGTTGCCTACTGCCCCGACGAGCGCTGGCATTAACGCGCGCGTTAAGTACGTCGACCAGCTCGACGGCATTGTGATGCTGCCACGCCAGTCGTCTAACATTTATTTCATGCGATTGGGCTAAAAATGCCAGTGCTGTTTAATGGTACTACCGGGTATCTGACTCATAGCGCCAAGATCATCAGCGGCTATCCGTTCAGTATTATCTGCTGGGGAACTCGTGCCAGTTCCAGTACTGCACAAGCGTGGATTTCACAGTCACAGACCGCAGGCGATAGGTACGTTGCGGGTGTTCACGCCGCATCAAGCGAAACAAAACAAGCACTCCTTAAAGAGCCAGGATCGTCCCGCGGCGTCAACAAGGGTACAACCCCTAACACGAGTTCGACGACGCTGCAATTGATGGCGGTCGTTTTCACAAGCACGACGAGCCGAACGGTATATTTTGGTGACGGCACCAGCGCTACTGACACCGCATCTGTAGCGGACGGCATCACCAATCACAATCTATCAATGATCGGCGCGCGCCAGTACAACAGCCTCGCCGTTGAGTTTTTCGCAAATGGTAGCCTTGCCGAAGCGCACTGGTTTAACTCCGCGCTGACATCCACCAACATCACCGATATGATCGCCGACACGGTCAAGCCGGAGGCAGTGTCGGGATGGGTTGATGGGTGGATTCTAAAGGACTATCAAGCCGGCGGCACCTACACGTCCATCGGCGGCACCCGCACGATGACGGCTGTTGGGGGAGTCTCGGCGTCATCCGCGACCCACCCAATCGCACGAGCAGCCAACGTTACGATCAATGCGACAGTCGGCAATGCCACTGCTGACGGCGCGCTCGCGACCATCACGAACGGTCAAGTAACGATAAGTTGCACCGTGGGTAACGCTGCTGCTAATGGCTCGACGGCTGGGATCATCGTTCCGCAGACGATCGCATGCACCACCGGCAATGCTACGGCAAGCGGGTCGACAGCCAGCATTTCCAATAAGATCATGTCCGACATCATCATCAACAACACCGGCACGCCACGCCCGGCCGAGTCGGCGAACTGGTATTGGCACGCTGGCGGATTGTCGGCAAGCGCGGCGACTTCGAGCGGCACGACGGTTACGGATGCGAATGCGCGCCTGTCGCCTGGCATCACGTACACCGCTGGCGATCTGATCCTGAAAATTGGCACCGACGTGTATTTCGAGTCCTTCGCATGAGTCTCCGCAATCTGAATCAGTCGAAGTCGCGCGGTAGGATCTGTGGCACTTACCGATCCGGCGTACGCGGCGCGCTGATTCCGTCGACCGGCGAGCATGGGCCTGCCTATTCCTACGCTAGCCTGTCGCTGCCTGCGGACAACAACAAGGAAATTTGCGGGTACATCACCACCTGGCCGGTTGGGTTGGCGACCTTCGAAGCCGATGAAGATACATCGTTCACGGCGACGGCGCCGGATGGCGTGTACACGTTCCTATTCCAACTTCAGGAGAATGGGGTTGACGTTGGGACGCCGCGCACCGCCACGCTGACGTTTGGTGCGGGTGTGGTTACCTGCACTATCGGCAATGCCACGGCGGCTGGCTCCACGGCATCGATCGCCATGAACATCGTCATCGCCGCTCTGGTCGGCAACGCTGGCGCTGATGGCGCAACCGCGACGATCACTTCGAACGGCGGCACGACGATTACTTGCACGATAGGCGCCGCATCCGCAAGCGGCGTGACATCGCAGGTATTTCAATCAACTGTGATCGCTACTTTGACGGGCAACGCAGCCGCCTCTGGCGGCACAGCAACAATCCTTGAGGGTGTCGTCTACGCCCGCGCACCAAGCGGCAGCGGCTACAGCCCGCGCCGCAACGAAGCATCGAGCCGCCCAGCAGCAATTCAAAGGAATAACCGATGACCATTCGCGTAATCACGCCGCCTGTCGAAATGGCGGTATCGCTGACGGAAGCTCGCAACGCCGCGCGCCAGAACGGCACTGATCACGATGCCGAGATTGAAATCCGCGTGCGCGCCCTGACCGATGAGGCCGAGCACCACACCGGGCGCGCGATCATCAATCGCACTTACGAAGTGACGCTTGACGCCTTCCCGGATGCGATCCGCCTGCCAAACTCGCCGGTTTCGTCGGTCACGAGCGTGAAGTATCTGGATCTGGACGGCGTCGAGCAGACGCTTGACCCTGCCGACTACATCGTGGACGACAAGAGCGAGCCGGGATACATCGTGCCAGGTGTTGATCTGGCCTGGCCCGATACGCAAGTGCGCATCAATGCGGTCAATGTGGTGGTGGTCTGCGGCTACGGACCGGACGACGAGACTACGCCGCACGCGTTCAAGGCTTACATCTTGGCCCGTCTGAAGGAGATCTATGCGCCCGCCGGCACGCCTGAATCACCGTTCCTGATTCGCGGGTTGGACTCACTCAAGGTGTACGGGTAATGGTCGCGCCGTTCAAATGTGACGAGAAGGTCACGATTGAAAGACCGCCAGCGATAGATCCGGCTACCGGACTGCTTGAATCCTCATGGACGCTGGTTGCATCGCGTTACTGGGCGAACGCGCAGGACGTACTGCCGAGCCGCGCCGAGAGTACGGCAAATGGCCTGCGCACAGCGAAGCAGCAGACCCGCCTGCGCATGCCTGGCGCAAGCACATTCACTGCGGCGATGCGCGTTACGCTGCACGGGCATGGCGACCGCGTCATGCAGATCGTTTCTGGCCCGGTGCTGCTGGACGATCGAATCCACTACGAATACATGTTGGAATCTTATGGCGGATAACGACCGGAACATCATTGGTGGTCGGGAGCTTGATGCCATGCTTCAGACGCTCGCCCCGAAAATCGAGAAGAATATTATGCGCAGCGCTCTGCGTGCGGGCGCCGCTGTCATCGCAAAAGAGGTCAAGGCTAACGCGCCAGTCGGGCCGACTAGCAGCGAAAACGCGAGGCTATATGGCGGGTACGCCGGGGCACTGCGCGATAGCGTGCGGGTGTCGGTCAAGGTGGAGAAGGGCGGACGAATTCTCGCGGCAGTGAAAGTCGGCGGCAAGGGCAAGAAGGGGGCAGACGCTTTCTATGCCCACATGGTGGAGTTCGGAACCAGGGCCCATTTGATCAAGCCGCAGAAAGCGCGCGCACTCTCCATTGGCGGAACTCCTTTGGCCGCAGTAATGCACCCCGGGTCCAGGCCGCGGCCGTTCGTTCGCCCGGCATTCGCTCACAAGACCCAAGAAGCTATCGAGGCGGTCGCCGCGCAGATCCGAAAGCGCTTGACGGCTGAAGGCATAAACACACCAGCACCAGAAGGCACCGAATGACAACTCCATGGAAGATCACGCCCGACTGGGCGGGGCAGACTGTTGCCGTGCTCGCCAGCGGGCCGAGCCTGTCGCCCGAGGTCGTGGCGTCGCTGGCTAAGCATCGCTGCATCGCGGTCAACTACTCTTTCACCTTGGCGCCGGCCGCTGACATGCTGGTCGCGCTCGATCTGAATCCGCAGTTCTGGGATGCTGCCGCGGACTTCCCCGGCATGCGCGTTTGCGGCGTGGCTTCGCGTGATCTGGATGCCATGTACGCCGGCCCGCGCTACGAGATCATCGAAATGACGCCAGGGAATCGCATCGAGACGCGCAATTCCGGGCTTGCCGCAATCCGTATTGCCGCCGAAATGGGCGCCACGCGCATCATCCTCGCCGGATTCGATCCGCGCACGCCTGGACACTTCACCGGTCGACCTGCTGTCGATGCCGAGCCGGCGCCAGGGCAATACTTTGGCCTGGCTGAAGGTCTGGCTGGCCTGATTGCTGAGATGGGCGCCAAGGATATCGTGGTCGAGTACTGCGCCGCGCCGGCCGCGCCAGTGCGCTTGAGGAAGGGCGCCTAAGTGTCCGACGTCAAGGCCATACGATACCTACTCGCAAACAATGCGCCGCTGCTGGCGGTCGTTCCGGCCGCCAGGATCATCAAGGGCACGATCCCGCAGGGCACGACCTTGCCGGCACTGTCCGTGGGCCACGTATCGACCGTTCGCCGGACGAATGTCGCCGGCACGGTGGTGAAGTTTTGCACTTCGCGCGTACAGATCACGGTCGACGCCCCGAATTACACGAGCCAGAAAGAAGTGTTGCGCCTGGTGCGCGCCGCCTTGCCGCTCACGCGAGGCATAGTCGATGGCGTCGCGGTGGATAGCATCCACCATGAACTTGACGGTCCGGATTTCAGCGACGATGCATCAGGCGTATATGCCGAGTCGGTCGACTACCTGATCACCTACACCGAATAGCAGCACCGAAAGCAACCAAGGCCAGCCTAACCCGCTGGCTTTTTTTACGCCCGGAGTTTTTAACCCGCCCGTTTTCGCATCCTGCGAGCGGGTTTTTTCATAAGGAAAAGCATCATGGCAGAAAATACCGTCCCAGTCAGCCTGACCGGCGCAACGCTGGCCATCAGCGCAAGCCTCCCAACCACCTACGATGCGGCCGGCTACGGCGCCACCGCAATGGTCTACACCCTGATTGGCGAAGTTGAAAACTACGGCAATCACGGCGGCTCGAAGACCATCACGGAATTCACCCCTGTATCGACCGGCATCGTCACCAAGATCGCGGGCTCCAAGAACTACGGAACCATGACCATGATGATGGCCAGCATCCCATCGGACGCCGGCCAGGTGCTGCTCGATACCGCCTTCGAGTCGACGGCGCACTACAGCGTAAAGATGACCTACCCATCGGGCCGGATCCACTACATGGACGTGCTGGTCGCCAAGAACGAGAACCAGGACGGCGCCGCGAATGACGTGCAGAAGCTTGCAGTCGACTTCGCGCTGTGCAAGAAGCCGATCAAGGTCGCTGCAGTCTAACCCCACCCGCCCGGCTTGCCGGGCATCCCCATCGGCGTAAGCCACCCAAGCACCGGCCGGCGACTGTCTCCTTCGTGGGAGCGGTCGCTGGCGCGGGCATTTTTATACCCACGAAAAGGAATCACCATGTCGAATCTGAAAAAGTTTGCACTCGTACCTACCGCCATCCATCACCTGCGTGACGGCAACGATGAACTAATGTACGCCGATGGCCCTGACGGCAATCCCGATGAATCGCGCCCGATGCGCGCCCACATGTTCGGCCCCGGCTCGAAGCGCTACGCCGCCGCGCGCGCCGCCCAGTCCAATCGCTCGATGGACCGCTTCAAGGCCAAAGGTAAGGACAAGACCACCGCCGCCGAGCAGGCCGAGGATACGGCCAAATTCCTGATTGCCTGCACCGATCACCTGGAAAACGTCGAAGTCGACCAATTGGCCGGCGAAGCCCTGCTGATGAACGTCTACACCGATCTGGAAGTGTGCTTCATCGCGTCCCAGCTCGACAAGTTCATCGGTGAAACCGCAAATTTTACGCAGAAGTCGCTGACAGCTTAAGCCTCTATGTCCGGCACAGCGCATGGCTCTCGGCCGTGCCGGAAAAGCGCGAAGGCGACAAATCGAAGGTGCCGGAGAAATCCCGGCTGCAGAAGCTTAAAGCCACCTTCGGCAAGGAATACACGCCTGACATGCCGCCCGTTGAATGCGGCCGGCATGTGCTTGATCGGTTTTGGGAGGTCGGTCCCGCGCTCAGCGACGGCGCCGGCCAGTTCCCCCTGACTCATGCAGAGTTGAGTAAGTACCAAGAAAACACCGGCATCGAATTCAGCGAGTGGGAGAGCGTGACGCTCGTGCGCCTCTCGAAAGACTACCTGGGCGAATCGCACAGCGCCACAAAGCGCGACTGCGAAGCCCCATGGAAAAACGCCGAGCAAGAAATTGCTATCCGCGTATCGGTTGGCGAAGACCTGGAATCGCAAATCGATGGACTTTGATCTGTATTTCAAATCACAACGACCGCCTCATAGCGGTCTTTTTATTGGGCGATTGATGACCGGCTTCTATACCTACATTCATACGCGAACCGACGACGGGAAGGTCTTCTATGTCGGGAAGGGTAAGGGTGGTCGGGCCAAGAGCCTGCGCAGCCGGAATCAGCATTGGCACAGAACCGTGGAAAAGCACGGCATCACCGTCGACATCGTGGCGCACTGGGAGTTGGAGGATGAGGCATTTGAGCATGAAAAGCTTCTTATCTCGTGCTTCCGAGATATGGGTCATCCGCTTTGCAATCAGACGGGCGGCGGAGATGGCGTTTCAGGGTATCGCCATTCGGCCGAGACGCGAGCCAGGTTGTCCAGCATGCAGGTCGGGAAGACTGTCAGTGCAGCGCATCGCGCAAAAATATCAGCTGCTGGCATCGGCCGAATTCAGTCTGAGCGCACCAGGGAAAAAATCGGCGCTGGCAACAGGGGGCGCAAGCATACGGACGAGCAGAGGCGAGTCAACTCCGAGTCTCACAAAGGCCAAGTTCTAAGCGCTGAAGGTAAAGCAAAACTGATCGCTGCCAACACGGGCCGAGTGGTGAGCGAAACGACGCGCGAAAAGCTGCGGCTCGCGAGTGTTGGTAAGTCGCCAAGCGAGGCGACCCGCAAGAAGATTGGAACTGCGAACACTGGACGAGTTCGCAGCGCAGACGCCCGGGGTCGGATAGCCGCATCACTGACAGGAAGGCGGCGCAGCCCGGAAACGATCGCAAAGATTTCAGCATCGCACAAGGCGCGACACGCTGCAAAAATCATCAAGGAAAACGCATGGTAATCGGCGATCTCGAAATCAGATTAAGGGCAGATATTGCCAGATTGCAGGCCGACATGGACCACGCCCGTCGCACGGTGGGCAGCGCCATGGACAGGGTCAGCGCAAGTGTCGGCGGCGCGATGAAGATGTTCGCGGGGCTGGCTGCTGGGCTCTCGATCGCTGCATTTAGCGCCTGGATCAAGGGCGCCATTGATGCCGCCGATGCCGCCAGCAAACTCTCACAGAAGACCGGCGTCGCCGTCAAGGATCTCGCTGGGCTCCAGCTCGCTTATGACCTGGGCGGGGCGGGCGGTGATGTGTTTGAGAAGTCAATGGTGAAACTGTCGAAGGCGATCACGGAAGGCAACAAGGGCTTGGCCGCGCTCGGCATCAAGACGGCGTCGACGAACGGGCAACTGCTGAGCAATAAGGATGTCCTGTACTCCGTGGCCGACGCATTCCAGAAGATGGACGACGGCGCCCGCAAGACATCCATGGCCGTCGAGATTTTCGGGAAAAGCGGCGCCACCTTGATTCCGTTGTTGAACGGCGGCGCCCAGGGCTTCCGCGACATGGAAGAGATGGCGCAAAAGCTCGGCTTGACCATGAGCGAAAAGACAGCCAAGAGCGCTGAAGCGTTCAATGACAACCTGGATCTACTTGCAATGGGTAGCCAGGGCGTCGCCCGCCAAATTGCGGCCGAGATGCTGCCGACGCTTAGCAGCCTGTCCGGCTCGCTCCTGACATCCATGACCAGCGGCGACAAGCTCAAAAAGACCGCCGACTTCCTCGGTACGGGCCTGAAAATTCTTTATTCGATCGCACTGGGAATCATCGAAGTGTTTTCGACCATCGGCAAGGCTATCAGCGGGGTCGCAGTCCTGATCACGACGCACTTCGCTGGCGCGCTCGAGGTGCTGAGCAAGGTCGCATCCGGTGACTTTAAGGGCGCGTGGGAGTCGGCCAAGTCTTCCGCTCAGTCCATGGGTAATGCGGCTATGGTGATTGCCGAAGATGTCGCCTCTGGCTGGAAGGACACCGGTAAATCGATGTCCGATGCGTGGTCTGGTGCTGGTGACGCCAGCTTTGAAGCCATGGCCAAGCAGCGGAAGGCGGAGAAGGATCTTCTTGCAGAGCAGGAGAAGCGCGACGCCGCCGCCGCAAAGTCCAAAAAGGAATACGAGGGCGCGATCAAGAGCGCAAGAGATTTCGTTACCGCGTTGCAGGTCGAGCGCTCCCAGATCGGGCTAGGTGCCGATCAACTGAAGATGATGGCAGCGGCGCGCGCTGCTGCAAAAGCCCCTACTGATGCGCTGCGCATGTCCATCATGAGCGAGGCATTGGCCACCGATATCGCGACCAAGGCTGCAGCAGCAAAGGCCGATGCGGACAAGCTCGACATCGAAACCGCGAAGCGCTCGTCCGCCGCCAACGCGGACAACCTCGAACATCTCAGCAAGACCACGATTGAGATGCGCGCCGCAGCACTGGCGCAGCAAGATCAGAATGACCGCATGGGCCTCAGCACAGTCGCGCTTGCCGAACTGGACGCCCAGCGCCTTGAGCACCTTGCCACCATCAAAGACGAAAACGCTGAACTGGCCGAACTGATCGACTGGACAGGCGGCATGTCGCAGGCATACCGCGATCAGGCTAAAGCCCTGCGCGAACGCGCCGGCGCCACGCGCGAGGGTGCGAGCAAGGGCGGCAATGATGACGTCACTCGCGCCAAAGAACTGCTTGACATCATGGTCCAGGTCGACGAGGCGACCAAGTCCGCCGCCGCAGGCATGGCGGAGTCATTCGGCAAGGTCGGCTCGGCAATCGGCTCACTGACGACCGCCCTGAGTGGCTATGGCCGAGCGCAGGCGACTATCGCAGCACAACTTAAGGCCGTCCAGGCAGACTCCAGCAAATCTCCGGCCGAGAAGGCCGCAGCGGAGATTGCTGCCGCGCGTCAGTCGGCCCAGGCCCAAGTCAAGTCCTACGGCGACATGGCCGGCGCCGCGAAGGGCTTCTTCAAAGAGAATTCGACCGGCTACAAGGTCATGGAAGGCGCTGAGAAGGCGTTCCGCGCTGCCGAAATGGCGATGGCCATCCAGAACATGCTGAGCAAGTCGGGGCTGTTGACGGCCTTCACTGGCCTGTTTGTGGCGAGCAAGGCAACCGAGAAGACGGTCGAGGCTGGCGCTACCGCTGCATCCGGCATGCAAGCTGCTACCCAGGCAAGCGCATGGGGCGTCACGGCCGTAGTCAAGGCGCTGGCTTCCCTGCCATTCCCGGCCAACCTGGCGGCCGGCGCCGCCACGCTTGCTGCTGTCGTGGCCATCGGTGCAAAGATTGCCGGCGGCATCGGTGGCGGCTCGGGTGGCGGGCAGTCCGCTGGCGACGTTCAAAAAACACAAGGCGCCGGCGGCGTGTTCGGCGACACCAATGCGGTATCGGACTCGATCCTGCGCTCGCTCGAATTCCTCGAAAAGAATTCTGACAGCCTGATCCCGATTAACCGCGGCATGTTGTCGGCCCTGAATGCGATCAAAGCATCGCTGGGCGGGCTGACCAATCTACTCGTGCGCACCCCAGGCCTGACCGATGGCAGCAACCTTGGCATCCAGACCGGGCAATTGGACATCGGCAAGCCGACCGATGGTTTCTCGACACAGATGACGACGATTACCAAGACCCTGTTCGCCGGCTTCGGTGACAAGATCGCCAGCTTCGTCAATAACCTGTGGGGCAAAACCACGCAAAACATCGTCGATTCCGGCCTGCAGTTTGGCGGCAGCGTACGCGGTTTGCAATCGGGCCAGGGCTTCAACCAGTACGCCAGCGTCGACACGACCAAGTCTTCCTTCTTCGGCCTCAGCAAGAAGACGAGCAACTCGGTCCAGACCGAAGGACTCAGCAGCGAGTTGACGGCGCAGTTCGGGATGATTTTCACGAACGTCGAGAAGGCGCTTGCCGCTGCTGCCGCCGGCCTTGGCATCGGCTCGGCCAGCGTCACCGCAGCGCTCGACGCTCTGGTGATCGATGTCACGAAAGTGTCACTCAAGGGCTTGACCGGGACCGCACTGACCGAGGCGCTGAACGCCGTTGTCTCGAAAACGATGGACGAAATGGCGCAGGCAGCGATCCCGGGAATGGATGCCTTCCGCCAGGTCGGCGAGGGCTACGCCGAGACCGTGATCCGGCTGGCGTCGAACTATGCCCAACTCGATGGCGCTCTGCAATCCATCGGCATGACCTTCGGCGCAACTGGCGTCAGCAGCTTGACGGCGCGCGAGGCGCTGATCGCCATGGCTGGCGGTATCGACAAATTCACCGAGCAGGCCAGTGGCTTTGCCGACAACTTCCTGACCGAAGCCGAGCGCCTGGCGCCCGTGCAGCGGTATGTGACCGAGGAACTTGGGCGTATGGGGCTGGCTGGTATCACGACCCGCGACCAGTTCAAAGATATCGTACTGGGGCTGAACGTGAGCACCGAGGCCGGTGCTGCTACCTACACAAGCCTGATGGCGCTACAAGAGGCGTTCGCGCTGGTCGTTCCTGCCATTGAAGCGACCGGCTCGGCTGCAAAGACAGCAGCCCAGGTGCTGGATGAGCGCCGCAACCTGCAAGACCAACTCGACGAACTGATCATGACGTCGGCGCAGTTGCGGGACAAGGAGCGCATGAGCCTGGACGAGACGAATCGCGTCTTGTTCGATCGGATCATCGCCGAGCGCGAGGCGCAAGAGGCAATCGCCAATGCTGCCGCTACATCCAAGGCGTCGGCTGATGCTGCCGCGGCAAGCGCCAAGGAGTCGGCCGACAAGCTCGCCGCCACGAATCAATCCTGGCAGAAGCAGATCGACGACTTTCTCAAGGCGCAGATGACGGCGGCGGAAGTGCGCGCGCTTGAACTAGATGGCATGGACACATCCACGAAAGTGCTGTTCCTGCGCCTGGAAGCATTGAAGGCAGAGAAAGAGGCGGTCGCAGCCGTGACGGGCAACATTCTCGCCGACATGAATCTGCGCGCCGCTGGCACCGTGGCAAGCCAAGCTAAAGCGACCGCCGATATTATCGACCTGTCGAAGCAGCGCGCCGCGATGGAACTGTCGCTCTACAACCTGACCCACTCCGCAGCCGAGCAACTGGCCCGCGTGCGCCAGCTTGAGCTTGAGGGCATGGACGCCACGCTGCGCCCCCTGCAGAACCAAATCTATGCCATGCAGGATCAGGCGTCGGCTGCCGCCCTGGCTGCTACCGCGCTGGAAAATGCCGCGGCATCGGCTCGGGCAATCGCCAGCGAGCGCGGCGGGCTGCAGCGCGAAATGTTCCAACTCACCGGAAACACGGCCGCACTGCGGAAGATGGAAATCGAGGCGCTCGATCCATCCAATCGCGCGCTCAAGGAATCGATCTTCGCCCTGCAAGACAAGATGGCGGCGGATTCTGCTGCTGCCGCCGCTGCTGAGCAATGGGCCCAGGCGGCGGCTGCCGCTGCCGCTGAATCGAAGCGTGCCGCCGAGGAACTCAAGAAGGCATGGCAGGGCGCCACCGACTCGGTCTTCGATGAAGTTGCCCGCATCCGTGGCCTGACCGGCGCCGGCGGTGCTGAATCGCTTGCATCAGCTCAAGCTCGCTTCACCGTCACATCGGCACAGGCGCGCGCTGGGGATCAAGATGCGGTGCGTCTGTTGCCCGGCTTGTCGCAGGCGCTCGACGCGCTGGAGATGGCGAGTGCCGTGACCCAGTTCGATCTGAGCCGTATGCGCGCGCAGAGGGCGGCGAGCCTGCTGCAAACCGGTTCCGGCCTGGCTTCGCAGTTCGGACTGTCAATTCCCGGCTTCGCGGGCGGCGGCGATCATGCAGGCGGCTGGCGAATCGTTGGTGAGAATGGGCCAGAGCTTGAGGCGACCGGCCCGTCGCGCATCTTTAATTCCAGTCAGTCGCAATCCATGCTTGGCGGCGACACGGCGGCACTCGAAGAAAAGGTGGTGGTGATGACCAAGGCAATTTCGCGCCTTGAATCGGCGCTGGACAAGATCGCACGCGACTCCAACCGCGTCGCCAATATCCAGCAAGGCATTGCAGACGGTGACATCGTCGCACAGGTGGAAGTGGTGACGCCATGACCGTTTCCGACTTCCGAATCATTCGCCCGCTGACGGTCACGAACGCCATTCTCACGTCTTGCACCGTGCCAGAGGTGACCGTGACGGCGTACAGCGGTGCCACGACATATGCCCTGGCCGACATTCGTGGTGTCGGCGGCGCGAACAACTCGCAGGTTGTCTACGAGTCCCTACAAGCCTCAAACCTAAACCACACGCCCGCTAGTTCGCCGACCTGGTGGAAGAATCGCGGGACGGTGTACGGCACGTACGCAGGCGGCACCACGTACGCGCTGGCCGATATCGTCACCGACGCGACGAATCACCTTCTGTACGAGTCCATCCAGGCAAGTAACACGGGGCACGCGCTTACGGATATCGCTTGGTGGACGCCGCTCGGAAACACGAACCGGCACAAGCAGTTCGACACCGCCGTGAATAGTCAGACAGTGGCGCCGTACTCGATCAGTCAGGTATTCACGCCCGGCGAGTTGACCAACACTGTCACGCTGCTCAACGCAGAAGGCGCGACTGCGACCGTTACTCAATCGGTGAGCGGCTATTCCGAAGTGAAGAGCCTAATCAAGCACGAGGTGCTGACCTGGTACGACTTCTACTACGAGGAGCCGGTCCGGGTTGGCGATGTCGCCTTTACCGACATCCCGCCTTATCCGGCATCCACGCTGACGGTCACTGTCGACAACGGCACCGGGGAGGCGGCGATCGGCTGCTGCCTGCTCGGTAAGTCGC